ATGTAAATGGTAGGCTCTATAAGAGCGTCTGCATCTGCGGTCTCCATGATGCGCTCTGGGTCAAACTGCTCCGCAATAATCGTGCCAAGATGCATAATTGCATCAGATATAAACTTGCTAAACATGTTTTGGCGCACGATTAGTCCAAGGCTGGACCATTGATTTTCTAGCCTATTAGCCGTAGCGGACTTGTACTGCTCTGAGGTGCCTCGTAAGAGGTCTGATACCTTTAGAGTCTCGTAAAGCTGCTGTAAAGCGTTTTGTCTGTTCTGTTGTAAGGTGTTAAGTACGTTTACAAACTGCTCTACGGGCAGGAATTCCATTCCACCTTGTAACCCGCCTCTCCCCTTGTTAGCGGTCCAGCCGGTTACGCTAATACCTTTAAGGTCATCCTGGAAAAGCTGCTCAAGGTAATCACCCATAGCAGCATCAAACAGAAAGTTTGGCCTAATGGCTTGAGTTAGGGCATGGATACGAGTCGTGAGGCGCTCTACCTCTAGTATTTGGTCTTTAGCGTGAGCGTAATCTGACGTTGGGACAATGCTTGTAGGGTCTTGAGTCTGGCGTATAACAGCGCAAGGATAAAAACCCTCAAACTTAATTGGTGGCTCTGTTTCCTCTATAATCTCGCCATCAAAACCAAGCTGTAACCAATATACCTTATTGGTAGCTTCACACCAGATTTCCCAAACCTCGGCCTTACCTTCTAGTTTGTTTCCGTCCTTGCTGGCCTCTCGTTTTCTGATTTCGGGGACACTGTCATAACTAAGCTTATCTGCTTTTTCTTCGCCAAATAATGCCGTTGCTTGGTCCCTATCCAGGTAGGCTCTTTTGGCTTGCCATTCAATTTCTGACTCGTTTCTAGCATCTGAAGCACGGTAATCTGAGAATTGGACAACCTCAAGTATAGCTTTTTCGCTAACTTTACGCTCGACCTCAACAGACGATATAAAAATACCAGAGCTAGCTTCCTGCAAACTTTCCGTATCGCCATCATAAGGACTACCGTCACCTTGAATAAAATTGCCGTTAGGGTCTCGAATTATTGCGATTTCTTGAAAGACTTTCTCAAACTTAGGCTCGTACCTAGCCCAAAGAACCGCCTGACCTGTTAAAAGAAACTGTAATGCTGCGTTATAGCCGACCTTATCAAAGCTAAAATGGCAATCCATTGAGTACTGAGTATTACGCTCAAGGATGACGCTCCCTAGCTCATAAGGTAGCCCCCCAGCTCGTTTGCGGAGGTTTACCTCAGCTTTTGGTGTAGAGCTGTAATAGGCAGGTAATAGCGTATTTATGCAGTACCACCATACGTTTAGGCGGCGTGGAGCATCTCGTAGGGTATCAACCTCTTTATAGGCGTTAAATACCTTTATGGATTCATCTGCTGTTTTAATGAACTTTTCGTAGCGAGTATTAGCCTGATCTATCTGCTTTTTCCACCAAGTAGAGGAATATTTCTTTATCAATGGCCTTGGTGTTTTTTGCTTCATATTTGCGGCCTTTTAGCTCGTGCTCGTATCTTAGATATATAACTTTGCAGCTTAATCATACCGGAATGTAACATCTGCTCCGGCTCCTCCCATTTAGAATCAATTAACCTTGCCTTACACAAATAGCGTAAAGCATCGACAGCGTGGTCGTTACCCCTAGTATCCAAATCTTCTGGTTTTTGTTTGTCTATTGACATTGATGGTAAGGTTTCCAGCAAGTAAGGGCAAGTGGCAAAAATATAGATTAGCGGCGGGCTAGCTACTAACCTTTGTCGTATCTGCGACCATCCGGAGATACGGTCGTTATCGGCTTGTCTAAAACTAGGATGCTTATACTTAACAAAAATAGAATTAAACTGGTCGTTAATAGTAGGACCACCTTGATTGTTAAAGATGCTAGGGTCAGCAACGCAGATAGGGTTTTCATTTAGTGAAAGGGAAGCGATTCGTTCTGCTTGAGTAATGTTATCAACTCCTTTACCCCATAATTCTCGGTAGATGATGACGGATCCTTTAGGGTACGGTACCTCCTTACCATCATCAGTACGTCCAGAACTAACAGCACCCCAGATAGCAGCAAAAGGACTGTGATAACCCCAATCATAGCCCAAATAACGAGGCCAATGCTTGGGAACATTAAAAGGACTAATGATATGTTTAGAGCTAAACTCAGGAAAGTAACTTCCTTCATGGATTTCAAAATCTCCTTCTAGCCAGGCCCGTACTAACTCAGGGCTACCGACCATGTGTAGGCGGTTAATATACTCAGGGTCTCTAGCTAAAAGTATCTGATTATCAGTTACCCTACTAGGGATGTAAATATAATCAAAACTAGCGCCGTTAGGGAGCTCCTTTCTGAGCAGCTTCATTCCCTTAGGTGCCGGCTTAATAAACAAAGCCTTTAACCAGCCATGCCCAATACCACCAGGGTTAAACGTAAGGATGATTTGACCGCCGCCTTTGCCTCGTAGAGCTCCAAATAACTTCCAGATACAGCTTGGGTCAGCATAGTTACCAGCCTCTTCTATAGCGCAATCTGAGAGGTTCTGGCCCTGATACTTTTCAGCATCAGCATCATTTGCTAGAGGTCTAAAACGTAAGCGAGCACCCGAGAGGAAGGTAAACTGTTTTTTCTGGTCTTGGTAATGCGCCTTAAGTGGTAAGTATATCTGTTTGGCACGTTCAATAAGGTCATCAGCCTGGGGTAATTCTTTACGAAAAAAGATAGCATTAAAGTCAGCCCCTAACTGTTCCTGCTTAATTGCAAACTTACCTAAAACTCCGTCAGTCTTACCTCCACCTCGGGCACCGCCATAACCTACTAGCGTAATAGGGCAATTTACCAACGCCTCTTGCGGACCAGGTTGAGGAGCCCATACTACATTTACGTCTAAGTTTTCACTCATTTGCGTAAAGTTATAGCGTTTTCCCCGTAAATTCTTTCTACATTACATTTAGGGTTTTGGCAAACAAAATACTCATCAGATAAGCCAGGAAAAAAGCTAGTGTAGGGCATATCTACACCAATTTTTTTTGTGCTCAAATGCTCACACTTAGGACACCTCATAACCTCTGGCCCTGGCTCATCCTTAAAGAAGTGTTCTACCCCCATATCCTTAAATATTCCTTTTCTGTTATACGATAATTAACAACCCTAAACCTACGCTCACAAAAACGCCTACCACAAAAGACATACTCCGTGCTGGTAACAGCTACCCCGCTACCCCTACAGTGCGGGCAGATATAATACTCAATCGTCGGAGTCTTGGGTAAGGTATTTCTGGACAAACTCCTCTTTCGACATCGGCTTGGCACTAACCACGCTCCTAATCTCACCCGTTATCTCAAGAGTCTGCTGCTCGCTCCAGCCTAGTTTAGTCTTAAGTAGGTGTAACAGGATAGGGGTATTTCCATTCATAGCCTCCTCTAACGCTACCGTAGCCAACCCCTTCTGCATCTGGCTCTGGCCCTCCAAAAACGCCTCAGAATAGTACTTATCCAGCAGGTAAGGGGTAATCCTAGCTGCTAGCGCTGCGCTTGATTTTGACAGTCCTAGGCGGCCTAAATCACGAATCTGTAAGGCTAGCTGCTCATCCCTCTGATGCTCCCTAGTTTGGGGTATCTCCCGCATAATTGGCGGCAATACCTCAACTTCGGGCGTCTTTTCATCACTCATAAACCTAATACCTCCTGACGCAATCGCTTTGCTGCTACCTCGCAATACTGTTCTTCTCGCTCAATACCTATAGCCTTACGGCTCATATCTTTAGCCGCCCTAAGCGTAGTTCCTGAACCAGCAAACGGGTCTAAAATAGTAGTTATTTTGTTTTTAAGTTTAGTATCAGCTTGAGTAATACACCATTTCATAACGTCCAATGGCTTTTGTGTAGGGTGCCATCTTTGCTCTGGACGTTGTTTAATCATCCCATTCCAAAGGTAATTAATACGCCTTACAGCACCAGGCAGATTAGTCCAGGCTAATTCACAATCAGCAAAATCCCCTGTTTGATGTTTGTCCCAAACTAACCAACAAGCTGAAGGTGGCATAGTATAGTAATTACCCCCAAAGATTATTGCTGGTTGAGTAATTAGCTGATTGATTAAGTCTTGGTCTATTGGCTTATCGTCCCAGTCAAAATTGCCGTAATCTTTTTGTACGGCTAGTCTTATTCCTCTATTTCGACTTTTGCTTTTATCTCTAGCTTCCCCTATCCCATAAGGCGGGTCAGTAAGCACTAAATCTACAGGCTCTAATAACGGCAACACCTCCCTGCAATCAGCGTGGTACAGCGTTACATAATCGTCCTGGTAATACGGCTTGGGTAATTCGGGATTTTTTAAAATTGGGTCAGCCTCTGTATCCGAGTCCTGTTTTAAATCGCTATCGCTCATACTTTTTATAGCCTATTAGTAGAACTTTGGTTGAATAAAGGTAATTTGGAAATTTTTGTGGGAGGTGAAGGATATATTTAACCGGTACCCTGCCCGTTTTCGATTTTTTTACGCTATAAGTTTTTTATGCCTACGATTCCAGCTTATCCCCTTGAATTTACTACCTAAAACCAAAACCCATATCCAACATACAAAGTGCCCGATAAGTATTGTTATCAGTCACTCTGATATAACTATGCGATATCATTAAGTAATTTACCAAACTCGTCCCATGTCATACCACTGACCTGATATAACACCAACACTTCCAGTGGATGATACAGCTGCTTAGCTCGCTCACGGTACCGTAATGATGCCACATTAATCCCTAGCGCATCAGCGAACGGCTTGCGAGTTAATCCCATTGCCTTCCTTACTGCTAGATATAGGTTCCCCCTCGCACTAGGCAACGTGTGCCGATACCCTTCAAGTATCTTCGCCGGAGCTGGATTATATTGCGAACGTTTAGGCGAATGGCGGACAATATTGCACATATTATCTAAGCTAATCTCTCACTATACTCTAACGCAAGCCCCTATTTATAACTACCCGATATTACTAGCCGCATAAAATAATTGAAACTATTTGCATAAAATACTTGACTAAGTAGCATCTTAGTACTTATACTGTACTTTATACAGTTAACTGTGCTATTTGAACTTAACTAAACTAAACGGAGAGATAATATGAGATACTTTGATGACTTATTTAGTGTTGAACACGTTAAGAGCGAGTATAAGCGTTTAGCTTTTAAGCACCATCCCGATTTAGGCGGTGAGACTGCTACCATGCAAGCGATTAACTATCAGTACCACGAAGCCTTAAAGCGGCTACACGGTAGCACTAGTAAAGGTGAGTCAGGTAAGGATCACCGCTATAATTATGATGAGAATTTAGAGCAATCTGTAATAGATAAGATAGCTTTTATTGTCGGTGCAAGGCTTCCCGGGGTGAATGTTGCGCTGATAGGGACATGGTTATGGGTAACAGGTGACACCAAACCATATAAAGAGCTCTTAAAAGCTAATGGCTTTAAATGGAACCCAAATAGGCTTTGTTGGTACTACACCGCAACGAAGTACTACGGTCGACCTAGTCGATATGGCTTATCTCATTTAGCCATGAGGTATGGTTATAAGGAATTTAAAGATAGTGATAAGCGCAAGGCCATACACTAGTGCTCAACAGGTAGCTAGCTAACTACTAGCTACCGATTGATCACTAGCAATTAAGCTGGTGTGTTAAAACAGAGAAATAAAGATATGATAAATTACACTGAATATTGCAATCGCGCGGTAAGTACAGACAAAGGTCGCTATAACCTGATATCAGCCTTCAGGGAAGCCAATAGATTATGCGGTACCGACGGACACAGACTGCACTTAGCTAATGACTTGCCGACTGCTACACCTCACTATCTCAATAGTGACTTAACTATTGACTCAGCGCCATGCATTGATGCCGTACTACCCAAAACTACAGTAGCTATAGCAAGCTTTCGTTTTAGCAAGAAAGAGATAGCCAAGCTTAGGAAGCTAGCTACTCTTATACCAAGAGGCCAAGAGGCAAGCATCCTATTTACTTTCGCCGCGAACAACTTGCGTATTAATTTTACTACTCCGGAGCTAAGTTTCGAATTTAACTTTCTCGCTTGTGAAGTATTTGAGCCTTATAGTGTAAAGATTAACTTAGATTATTTCATTGATGCCTTAATCGCTGACCATCAGCAGACCTTAAGCCGCAATAGTGATCTAGATCTACGTTACCCTGGTGTCTATATAACTTGCGACAACCTCATGGCTATTATCATGCCGTTGCGATAGGTAACTATAACAGGGTAGCTAGTGAGAGTAGCTACCCGATTATAGTTAGTAATTCCGCTAACTTAAAATAGGGTAAAATATATGACAGTAGAACACCAACACAACGGAAGTATACTTATAACGGACATAGTAAACGGCGAGTATATTAAGCAGGTTTACTACTTTTATGAGCTAGACGAGGCGATAGCGGCTTTTGAGGCTTATATCGCTGATTTATTTGAATAAACTAACTTGTAAATAATACTTACAAGTTCGTACTAACTTTAAATTAAAATATAGGAAATATATGAGTGATAAATACCTACTTATAAACAGTAAAAACGTAACAGTCGATGAGTTTGAGGCAGAGTGCTACACGGTCGATTGCATACTTGACTACCTTATAACCAACGGCAAATTAGCAGATTACGACCTTATAGAGCCGGATGGTAACTGTATACACTTAAGCAAACAGGAGTTAGAACAGCTATGGGATGAGGCCAACAGACTGGATGGTAATGAGGCCGAGATAGAGGAGGCCTATTGGTCACAATTCGATAGCGATAGCGACCTAGGCGGGATTTACTAACTTTAACTTAAAACAGAGGAATATATGAGCGATTACAACTTTATACTTAAAATTACTAACCACCTGACTGGCGCAGTAGCGGTAGCAGATCTACTTGCTAGCTACCGGGAGGAATACCCCGGTAACTACTTTGAGGTGCTGGCAACGGGCTATGACTCACGCAACGGTAGGTATAGGCTAGTTAAGTTTGAGTCGGAGACTGAAGACTTTGCCGAGACGATTATCCGCGCTCTCTCTGAACGCGCCGAGGTTGAAGCGGTGGGTTGGTTCGACGAAAGAAACCTGCTTACTTGGGAGGGTGACGGCTTTAAAGCTCACTACAGTTGGTACCAACCTACACCACCGTGGTCTCCGTTTTATAAGGAATGCGAGGAACCGGCCGAGATAGATCAAAGGATGATTATTGAGGAATTCTTTTCTGACTTTTAACGTTAACATAGAGGAATATATGAGAAACAAAACAAAGGTCCCAGTAGTAGACAAACTCGGTAATTTACTTTGCATGGTTTCATAAGCTGCTACTAGTGTTGGAGTCTCAAGGGTAGCAGCTAAGCAAGGCGTCCGCTGCAAATATCAATTTGGCACTGTTGAAATTGATGGTCAAAAGTGCTGGGGTTGGAGACCTCGCACGAAAAGCCTCGCCGATATAATCAACGTTACTTTTAACCTTTCATGTAGCTAGGCCATCAGCATGACAAAAGCGCAGTTAATTTACAGCCGATGCGGTCTCTGCGATTGTGGGACCGATTCGCCAGCGAATTTGCTTTTGAGCGTGTTACGCTTGGCGGCCTCTAATGAAGATTGGACGGCCTATGCTTCTGTTGATGTTGAACTCTCGGCTAAAGTGCTTGACGCTGCAGGCCTGGTCACTCATGGCAGCGGCATTGGGATTATTTGGATAACTGAACAGGGCAGAGATCTCTTAAAAGAGATTGAAAAGATCGGCCTCTAAAACACCCCTAGATTGCGATATCTATCTCAGTCTAGGGGTAACCCTACCCTACACTTAGATCGTTCAATCCTGACCATCCTTGGCCGATTTATCGGCATCTTCGCCTCACCATAGCTTTTCTTTCTTCATCCCAGTGCATAGTATACTGATCTAATTTGTTACTAGACTGATCTAGTTGCTCTAGATCTAGATCATTACTTTTACTAACTAGATCGAGTTTGTTACTAACTAGATCAAGTTTAGTAGAAGGTAAGTTTGGATAAGTAGATCTAGGTATAGATCTAGATATAGATCTAGATAGGTGTCCACTTTGGCCACTTACTGTGACAAAGTGGCCACTTGAAGTGACAGAATGGACACTTAAGGTGTCCACTTTGGCCACTTGGGTTTCTAGCTGTGATTTTACTCGCTCCAGGAATGTATCGGTAACTTTAAGGACTCGCGCCCTACCTTTTCCACTGCTACCTACAATGATGCCTTCAGCTATGGAACGGTCGATAACTCGCCTCATTGTTCTCAGTGGAAGCCGTAATTCTGCCGCTATGGTTTCTACAGCGGCAAAACATTCTTGGCCGGTATCATTCCAGCGGTGGATATAATTTACTAAAGCTGCTTGGTGATAGCTCAGTCCCAAGTCAAGATAGACATCAAAGACTTGGCGAAAGAACCCAGGTTGTGTTAAGTTAGTCATGTATATGCTCCTAAAAGCCTCTTTGTCCTTGGTCGGTGAAGAGGCTTTTTTATTTTAATGTTTTTAATTTTTTAAAGCGTGTTCGGTGCGGGTTGGTAATTATCGCGTTCCCAGCCACACAGCACGCCCCGACCGCAGCAAGAAAATCAATAATGGCTTTGAATTGTTTTTCGTTCAGATTTACCAAAGCAGCAGCTTTTTTGGGTGGATATTTGAAACAATAGCCGTTAATTTCTTCAAGCATGATGCGGTCCAAGACCGCAGCAGCCACAGGGCCATACTTTTTTACGTCATGTTTGTTTAACTTTCTGATTTCCTCAAAATATAGCATTGTTATTTCTCCAAATTTTTAAGCCAGGTTTCCACTTCTTGAATTTTAAAGCGGCGAATCTTACCAATTCGCAATAACGGCATTCCTCGCTTTATTAGAAGCTCAAAAGTGCTTTTGGGAAGCGCCAAGTAATGCATCATTTCCTTAGAAGTTAGCCAAGTTTTTGTTCGATCATGTGTTTTAGTCATAGTATCATCCTATATCAAAGGGGGTTGCCCTATATTATCCAATATCAATCAAAAAAGAAACCCTCAAGTTTTTTTTCAAAGTGCCGAATAAAACACTTGACTTAATGCATCCTAGTTATTACATTTGGAGGGGGTGCTTAAAAAAGTACTCTTTAATAACCTTAAATAGGGAATAGAATATGAGCGACAATAATAAAAAAACAGCTCAAGCGATACTTAACTATATCGCCAACGGTGGGCCTGTATTCGAAGCGATGTCAGGCGTGGTTGGTGTAGAAAACTGGCAGAAGGCCTGCAAGTTAGTAGCTCCTAAAACGTGGGCTAATGATGACGTCTCAGCTGACGAAGTGGCGTGGGATGACTATATAGCAAGCTTAAAGAATGACTAAAACCAGTAGGAGAGATATGAGAGACGAAAAAACAGCAGATAAATACAGTTGGGCGCAATGGCTATCGTTTTGTAAGCGTTTATGCCCTAAAACACTATCGTTTAGCATGTTACTAAACACGGTAGACTTCTACCGTGCTTATCAGAATAAAGTCTCGCACCGGCGTTTAATGTGCGAGATTGAGCACGTTGCAAGCTTAGACTGGCTTACTCCAGAACAGCGTCAGCAACGTTTAACAGCAGTTATTAACAACAAATAGGAGACAAGCCATGAAAAAATTACTTTTAACCTTAATTTTAATTCCCTTGAGCGTAACAGCTCAGGAGTGCGATCCGACTTGTCAGATATTTAGGCAGGAGATGGGCATCCCTCTGCCGAGTCCCGCTCAAGTCTACGGGCTTCCAGCGGCTCCTGGGCTACCTATCCCACAAGATAGGGGGCCTTGGGGGCAGGGTTATTCGATAGTGACCACCACGAAACCTAAGCGCAACCTCTGGGACCGTGACCTGACGGGCTCAGAGACTGTTCAGCGAGTGGTGCCTAACGATGCGCTGGGGCAACCTATGCGCGGTTTAGATCTTAATTGGTAGTTAAACCTTAAAAACGGAGAAAATATGAGAAAACTAATGTTAAGCATCTTGGGATTATTCGTTGCAGCTTTAAGCGGCTGTACTGGAATGGAAGTAGGTGGCAAGTTATGGGTGTCTCGAGTAGACGAGCGGCAAGAATCGCAACGTACCCACAACGTACCCCTAAAGTGCTATCTTTGGGCCGATTGCTCGCAACCAATAGAAAACCTTAAATAAGGAGGCGCCATGACTAAAATAAAAGAACTTTTATTTACACCCACTGGAATTGCTGTGACCCTGCTGCATGTTTGTTTCTTTGTTGGTGTCGTAACCATGTTTATAGGCGTTCGAGTCTATGTCCTGGGAGATGACCCAACTGTAGCGGTAAAGCAGACTGTGGGGCGTAAATGAGTAACGATAACTCAGCTGGCGCCATAATAGTCGCCGGCTTTGTTATACTGGCGTGCTTCTGCACACTACCGGAAACTCTAACCTATCACGGGGGGCGCTTGTTACGGCTCCCCGTGAGGGCCTCTAAGAGCTTATTAGAGGCAGAGGTGGAGCGGGCGGCTGATGCGTATGGGCTATCTAGGCGAGTGCTTAAAGCTCTCGTACGAGTCGAGAGCGCATACAATCCAGCGGCTGTAAGTAAAGTAGGGGCTAGAGGCATAGCGCAAGTAATGCCGTTTAATGCTAAACGGTGTGGCTTGCAAGCTAAGCATCTCTGGGACCCAACCTACAACGTAAGGTGCGGAGCAAAAATACTGCGCGAAGAACTAGATGCGCATGGCGATTTGAAGCGTGCTCTAACCGTCTACAACTGTGGGCGGGTTAAATGCGCTGAAGGTCAGCAATACGCAAAGAAGGTACTAGCGTTGTCACTTGTATACTGATAACTTAACTAATTAAAGGATAAATATGAGTAAAGAACTAACAACTAACACCGGAGAGATGCTAGCTGCGCTCCGTAACACTGTAGCTCCTGGGCTGACTGACCCTGAGTTTATGCTGTTTGCCGAGATGTGTCGGGCGACCGGACTTAATCCAGCTACTAAAGAGATATGGGCCATCAAAGCAGGTGGACGGCTCCAGCTGATGACGGGAATCAATGGGTTTCTGAAGATTGCTAATAGTCACCCGCAATTTGATGGGATGGAAATTGAGTTTAATTGGGGACCAGAGGAAGAAAGCGGTCATCTTGTGGCAGCGACGGCGAAGGTGTATCGCAAAGACAGAAGATTTCCCTCTGTGGCTACGGCTTTCTGGAGAGAATATAATCGAAACACGCCTATATGGAAACAAATGCCCAGTATAATGCTTTCAAAGTGCGCGAAGTCACTGGCCATAAGGGAAGCATTTATCAACGAACTAGGCGGGCTTTATACGGCTGAAGAGATGCCAAACGAGTTTGCGCCACCTAAGACGTACGAGGCACCACCTATAGACCATACAGTGCATGGTGACATCATAGAGCCTAGACCATTTGATGAGCCAAAGCCTAAAGCGACTCCTACCTACTACGATGTTAGCAAGGTAGAAGGTGAGCACCGTGAAGCAGCGGAGCGGTATTTGGTCGCCTGTGCTGCTAAACATGTCACTGGGACTATTTGGCGAGCGCCGTGTCGGCTTCAGAAACTAACCCAATGTCTAACCGAGGATGTTGTAGTAAACAAGGAGTAAGTATGCGAGGAGCAAGAAAGAGATTTAAGAAACCTAAATCTAATAAACCAAGGGAGGGAGCTGATAGGTTCTCTGCTGTGGTCGATAAAGATGTCATCGACGGTGTCCGCAAGTTTTGCCACGATAATTACCTGCCTGTTACCACGTTTGTAACAGATGGGCTAAGGCATTGGCTGGCTGGCGCTGAGAAGAGATACAATTTTGACGAATAAAAAAACCCGCCGTCTCTTATTGCTAAGGGGCGGCGGGAAAACAGAGAAAATATGAGATATGATAAGTTTAACAAAACCAAGTATGTCAAGCAACCAGAAAAGATAAGCAACGTAGTCAGCAGTTTATTAACTAAGTTAGGAGCAAATAACGTGAGCAGACCAATTCAAACATTTAAAAATAAGGGTATCGATGTGGCTATATGGGAGACCGCTAAGGGAGCTCATACCGTAACCATCAGGAAAACATATAAAGATAAGCAGACCAACACCTGGAAAGAGACAAAAAATCTCTACAAGGAAGAGGTAGATAGCTTAATTGCGCTCCTTCAGGAGGCTTCAGGCTGGCTAAGCGGGCGAGCTCCTGTAGTAGCTCAGCCAGTAGTAGAGAAAGAAATAGACTTCGATGATCTACCTTTTTAATAGGAGATATATGAAAGATTACAGAGATATGAGGATAGAAGAAGATAGGCAAACAGCTGAGGATTACGCCAGGGCTGAGGATGATTACCTTGCTCCTGATGATGATGACGTAGATTTTGAGGTTGAAGAAGAGGCTGAGGAAGAAGAGGAGGAAGAAGATGAGTAAAACACCTGAAGAATTAGCACAAATTTATATTAATAACCTTGCTATTTATAAAAGCGAACATCCTCTCGCTCGTAGTTGCTTCCTCGCTGGTTACAAAGCAGCACAGGCTTTAATTAATGGCCGTAAAATTATACAAATTACCGGAACTACCCAAGATTTAATTGCGCTGTGTGATGATGGAACGCTTTGGTTTAATGAGCGAGCTTATGACCCTAAGGGAGTTTCCGACAATTGCAACTGGCATAAAGTTAGGAGTATTCCACAAGATGAGTAAGACACCTGAAGAATTATGCAAAGAATGGGCTAAAGAGAACATTGACATAGCAACACAAGCCTATTGTTATGGTGTGGTTAATCAATCTTTTCTCGCTGGATTTAAGGCGGGACATTCCAATGGATTTGACTCAGCTATGAAAATACACGATGCAGTAGCAGAGCACATTATCGAAACTGAGTGTTTTAACCACGGACATCCGGTGCAAGTAAAAGCAGCGCAACACGCCAAAAATAAAAGCGATGATGCTGGAGTTCGACTCTGGACAGAGAATAGTTTTATTGCTGGTTATAACGAAGGCTATAAAGACGCACAAGAGCACGCTCACGCAGAGCTAGAAGAGGCTAAGGCTAAAATTGCATCTTTGCGCGAGCGACTAGCTGATATTACTTGGGAGTCAGAAGAGGAGGAGAAGGAAAATGAATAAGACACCTGAAGAATTGGCGGAGGAACTTGATTGCCAAGCAATTCTGTACGTTTCGCTTAAAGCTCGAAATGACGTTTCATACTATGTTGGTATGGATTGTTATAGAGCTGGCTACAGAGCAGCACAGGAACACGCGCACGCAGCATTAGAGGAGGCTGAGGCAAGAATTGCATCTTTGCGCGAGCGACTAGCCGATGTCACCTGGGAGTCAGAAGAGGAGGAGAAGGAAAATGAGTAAAACACCTGAAGAATTCGCAGCGGAGAAATGCGCTGAAAGACTCTATGAGATGCCCCAGCAATTTGTAAAGAGCTTGGAATATTGCGTTAAAAAGCAAATGAAAAGCTGTTACCTCGCTGGCTATAAAGCAGCACAAGAGCATGCTCACGCAGCACTAGAAGAGGCTGAGGCTAGGCACGAGGCTTATGAAGAGTTAGCAGAGGAACACGCAAACTGGCGGTGTCCAGAGCAAGGGCCAGAGTTTATCGTTTGGTGCATGTGTAAGGATGATTTCCTCGCTGGCTACCAAGCCGCACAAGAACACGCACACGCAGCGCTGGAAGAGGCTGAGGCTAGAATACAGGAGCTACAGGATCAGCTTGCTGATGCCGACAAGGTGATGAACTCTTTGAATAATTCAGATGGTTGGATTAGCGTAAAGGATAGGTTGCCGGATAGTACGCCAATGGTATTAGCTATGTGCATTGACGGTTACGAGCTGGCCTATTATGGCAATTACGGCAAAGGACAATGGACTAATACGCTAGGCACTGAACATCTTAATGTCACTCACTGGCAACCGCTACCTGAGCCACCGAAGGAGGAAGAATGAACGCAAATATTCCACCCCTAAAAGTCTGGATAGAAAACAAGAACTTAAACGGCAAAGAAGGGTTTGAACATGGCTACGCATTTGCAATACAATCATACAAAGCAAGAGCGCTACAGTTTCATGTGCTGTTTGAATCAGGCGCTCACTTTCGTCATATCCCTCTGCATTGGCTTTGGCATGATGATATTGACGGCGACTGTTCTAAGTACTCTTTGGAACTTCTTCAATTATGGGATTGTTTCAGTTATCGCCCCATAGTAACTACCTTTGATATGCTTAAAGGTTATCAATGTGATGCAATCCTTAAAGACAAAACTAAAGTTTCTGGCACCTATTGGTTTACGGTCGATTGGTTGCCTGATTCTGATTCTGAGTCTGCTTTCCTGCTCCAGCCCGATCAAAACAAATGTGCACACGTCATTCTGCTGGATAACGGACAAGTTGCAGCTTTGCCTACCAACAGAATCCTTTTCAAAGACGCCTTCTTTATCGGAAATAGGCCGAGCGCAGCAACAAAGGAATATGCTACACTGGACACAATCTGGTCAGCAGAGGATTGCAACCGCTGGTCAGTAGCTAACTCAGATAAGGTATTTTACTAATGACAAACTCAAGAGCTAAAGGAGCAGCAGGCGAGAGAGAGCTTGCTAATAAGCTAAAAGAAAACGGCTTCACAGCTAGACGCACGCAGCAGTTTTGTGGCAAGGCTGGCGATTCGGACGTAGTTTGCACCGAATTGAGCCAATATCACATCGAAGTAAAAAGAGTCCAAAATCTTAACGTAGACAAGGCTATAGACCAGGCTACTAGAGACTGCGGAGACAACACACCAATCGTCTGCCACAGGAAAAATAATAGGCCATGGCTAGTAACTATGTTTCTCGAAGACTTTCTAAAGTTACACCAGAAGTAGATTACGAGATGGAAATAACCTCCTCTCCAAATTGCCCAGAGACGGCTTTGTGGCTTGCTGTTATTGAAAGAGCCATTTGCGACTATTCCCTACCCACACAAGGGCTAACAGCGTTCTTCCAGGTGGACCTGCACCGCTTTTTCTTTGAAGATACGCCTAGACCGTATAACCTAGTGTATATCTGCAATATGCTTTTTGAGCGTGACGACGTAGTGCGGACTATAAGGGAGCGGCTAAGGGAGATTAATCCTGAAGAAAAGCCTATTAGGATGCACAAGCGGCCTTAGCGCTTCTTCTTCTTTTCGACTAAAGACCAAGCTTGAGCAGCTCCATAAAGGATGGCACCGCCTACTACAGGCTCAGCAGCAGAGGCTAGGTTAAGAGCATCGCTTTCAGCTACGCCAAGGGTAACTAGAGAGCCAGCAGCTAACGTGAGCAGATGACGGATGATTGAGGCCAAAAAGAACGGCATAAAGCACCTTCAAATATAGAGTTATCGTATTTACAATCTCGCTTCCTGGGATCTACAAACTCGCCACGGATGCAATTCATCCAAGGCTCCCAATAATATCTTAAATCACAGTGAGCATATTTTGCCATCCATTTTTTTACGTTAACCAGGCTACCATCGTACCCGTCTAAATCGACTATACACGGCCTAGATAAGATGGGGTTAAGTCCGTGCTTCTCACACACCATTCCTGGTAGGCATTTGCGTCTGTAAGGATTATCAACAAGGTTACAAGTAGGCAAACTATCAGATACCAAAGCAGATAATATCTTTCTAGCAGGTTCATATAAATCACACTCCAGACACGGGCTAACATAACAAGTAAGGTTACGCCCCTCTAATCGCTTCTTAAATCGCTCCAGGATGACATTAAACCGTTTTCTTAGCCTACTCTTAGGGTTTTTAGCTGCCCTACTAGCTGATGCAGCAGTATAGCCCCAGAGCGCCTCATAACGACCGCAGCGCTTGTTTCTCATGCATGGGCTCTGTATCAGGTGAGCTCGTATAACCTTTGGTCTAGGGTCGTCTAAAAGGGTATTTAGGCATTTACATCTCGTGCCAAAGGTATTTTCTAGGTAGCTAATAACTAGAGTCTCCTGCTCTCTATAAAGCCTCTTTACGCCAGCACAGTTAAAATCTTTGTGGCATAAGGCTAGTAAGCTAGGTGCTGCCCATGCCTTTGTTGAGAGTAGGAGCATTAGCACAACTAGTGCCGCTTTCATCTGTCTAGTGCCCTATCTAGCTTGGCATCAATCTTATCCAAGCGACCCTTAATGTAGGCTAGCTCTGTCTGGATTACCTGCACCTCCGCAGTTACGGTGTACTTATGCGTCTCTAGCTCGTGTAAACTATTCTTAACTGCCTTATAGTCTAGGCCAATAATGGATATTAACACGCCGATAGCGGCTTTAATGATAATATCCAGCCAATATTTAAGCTCTGTAATATCCCCTGACATTAATGGACTCGGCCTCCTCCGTAAGAATCAATAACAATCAATTCTGCTTCGGGAGCACCCGCCATTAGGTCCTTAAAGCGATTAAACGCTGACCTACTAGCTAAGATAGCCGATTCGTCTCCAATTTTACCAAATTGCATACCAAGCAGGATGCAGCCATGCGTATCCTTATGCGTATTACCAGCATGGAATAAGATATGGTCCCGTTCTGGTACGTCTATAACCTGCCAGGTCTGACCAAACTTAGGGCTATTCCTTGGCTTGACCTTATACCTACCAACTGGAATGCAACTTATCATCCTCTCATTATCTCGCCAGGCATCCTCTAACGTGACAAACTCAGGCATGTCATTAACGCAAAGCACACCTAATGTTGCCCCGTTATACTCGGATATTCTGACTAGGCGTAGTTTCATTTTGGTGGCTCAGGGAAGATTACTAATTTAGGGTCAGTTACGCCTTTAAGCATATCACGAAGCTCTTGGCGGTATGCTGCCCACGCATCCTTATTAGAGATAGTAACATCTGCTAATTGCGTCCAATCTGAAGCTTCTAGCTGACGATTGCGCCAAGCCTTGATGCAAGATCTAATTGTTTCATCTGATATTGGCTCTTGCTTAAGCAATGGATTAATAGTTTCTTCCCAAGTCATAATTACACTCCTTGATATTTTAAGGTCCAACCTAATCGGGAATCTGTATATGTTCCCCACGCTGTCAGACTAAAATCTCTTAAATTCCCAATATTAGTTGCGCTATTATTATAAGAATTTGCTATATAGCCAACTCCAGCGACGGCACTTATTGAAGGCCAACTTAATTGTCCAGCCGCAGGAGATTGTATATTTACTGGCAATCCAGTAACTTCTAAGAACGATCCTCCAGCGTTAGTGTCAAAGCGAGCATATAAAATTAAAGTAACTACTTTGCCTAATTTTCTATATCTTGCCACTGGGAACGTAGCATTACTAACAGTTCCAGTGCTCAAAGCTAAAACAGGACTCCATGTTTGCCAGCCGCCAGGGTCGTTTGTAATTATAAATGCGGTTCCATCATAAACCACCTCCATAATTGCCCCAGCAATCCAATTTCCTGCTGAAGGATTTGCGCCCTCTTGGTCCAAAATAGCCTTAACTCCTAATGAATTTATATTAAGAGTATGCAATGCGCCTGCCGCTGTTGTAGAGCCTAACCCAGCTCCTATCTTCATCCTAAACTTTTGCCCAGCTTTATATGCAGCTATCGCTGGAGCCGCAGTCGCAGTCTGAGCTGTAGCCGTTCCACCTGTAGTTCCTAACCAGATATAATCTCCGTCCTGTACTTGCGCTACTTGAGGAGCATCAGTCCTAAGAGTCGCAGCAGCTATGTTTGTAGCCTTAAACCCACCAAGGTTAGCATTCCCAGTAAAAGCATTAGAGCCATCCTTGTTGATGCACTGATTGATGCCAGTGGCTAAATCATTGTCCTGAGCATCGTGTAGGCCAGGTTCTATGCCTATACCTAAATTAGCATCATCCTGCCATTCTGTAGCTCCATTCGCTCTTGTGAATTGCCCTCCAGCCCAAGCGCACATAATGACTCCTATCCAATTAAATTAGTTACCTTTGATACATATTGCCTAGTTTCTTTAGGCACCCTTACTTCATTAAGAATATTAGGCCAAGTTACCCTCTTGCCAGCAGCTCTAACCTTTCTAATAGCCTTATCAATATTACCTGGCCCCCAGTTATATGCAGCTAATGCAATCTCTTGGCTATCATACTTATTTAACATTCGCTGCAAATATCTGCTACCACCTTCTACATTCTGTTCAGGGTTTTTAGGGTTTACGCCTAACTCTTTAGCTGTAGCAGGCATAAGCTGCATTAAGCCTGTAGCTCCTTTCCCGCTAACAGCGTTAGTCTTGCCAGCTGACTCTACCTGCATAACAGCTTTAACTAGCGCAGGTGGCGCATACTCTTCACCTGTAGGGATGCTGATGTTTTGCTTGCCTACTTTAACTGATTCTTGGGCTGGTACAGACGTCGTATTTGGCTCAAACTCTTGAATTTGACGAAACAGATCGTCCATTTCTGGACTGATTGCTGTAGTTGCAATAGCTCCAGCGCCAAGCACCTCTCCTCTCCTAGCTTTTGTTTGCTCCTGAATAATATCTAACCCCGCCGCAGTTTCTCGCCCTGCTGCTGTCCCAGCAACGCCACCGACCGCCTCTCCAGCTTGTCTAGCGCCACGCAAAGCAGAAGTTAGTTGGCTAATGCGTCCAAGAGTTTCTAAGCCCTGTTCTGGCTCTCTGAATAATAACTTGGCATAATTCTTATAAAACTCATCATCTTGACGACCGCCAAGCATTTTAGACAACAATTTACCAGCAGCATTAACTGGGTCTTTGCCAGCTTGAATTGCGCTTCTAATTGCGCCAACACTTTCCCCAAGAGCCTCCTCTGCTTGTCTAAGCGGAGTTGTAGGACTGCCCGCAAAATATTCCCTTTGCCCTTTAAGAATCTTTTGCTCTATAGTTAGCGGCTCAATAATAGCATCATACTTATCACCAAGAGCAGCACGCAATTTATCCCGTAAAGCAGGTGACCCAATAATCTTGTTAATTGGGTTTCGCTCGTCCTGTGCTTTTTCTACCGATCTTTGTAGGTAGGCACGAACACCAGATTCCCATTCATCAAGACGACCAGCGGCGACAAAATCATCGCGTAAGCTAGAAATAACATCAGGGTCGAGGACAAATACTCTCCCGATAGTTTCTGGCTTATCAGGGCTAACATTAGCTAGAAATCCTATTTTGCTTTGCTCTTTAGCCGTCAGCCCCTTAGACATTTGTGCAAAGGTATTAGTAGCTTGTGCATAATCAGGGGACTCGTCTTTAATTGCTTTCATTAAAGCATTGCGAGCATCGGTAACTTTACCAGCAGTAAATTTATTTTTTAGCGATCTAGCTTTGCCGCTTAAGTATTGTTGCGCTTGATGCAATACTTCCAAGCTAGTATCAGGCTTATCTGCAAACTCGGGAAGCTCTTTCCTAACGGCTTTAATGGCTTGCTGTATTCTTGGATTGCTTTGTACCAGCTCTACTGCATTATCTGCGGTTAGCTGTGGAGTCCGCTCAAAAGCCGCTTCGTATAATCCTTTAGTAGCTTCTTTCCGAGCTACGCCCAAATCCTCAAGTAAAGACTTTGCGCCTTCTACAAGTCTATTAGCTCCAGCGTTTACGTTGCGGACTGGAGCTACCTTGTCTAGGGTTTCAGTAATGCGATTAACCGCATTAGCCGCACGCTCTTCAATAGCTGTTTTTGCCACTTCAATAGAAGCTGGATAATTAGCTACTAATTTAGCTTGTTGATATAACGATGGAGAGCCTACAGCTTCAGGAATAAACACTGGCTTCCCAAGCTCTCCCGCCCTTCGTAATGCTTGCTCTGCTGTCGGTACTGTCTCTGGTGCGGCTTGCGATAATACCTTAGCAAGCTGAATCTCTTCTGGCGTGTACCTTGCCCCGCCTAAAGTAATCGCTCCACGCTCGCTACCTAATGTAGTTCCAGCTTTTGCCAGCGCTCCTCCAAGTGTTTCGGTAGCATATTGAGCAGCCTTACCAATCACAGGGCCAGCAATAGCACCGGTCCCGCCACCCATTAACCCCCCAGCCAATCGCTGTCCTGGCTCTGCTGAAGCTGCGCCGTATATGCCACCTTGCGTAGCTCCTATTGCTGCAAGTTGCCCAACCGTGGGGGCTGCCTTGCCTGTTGCTCCTAATAACAATCTAGACGCAAGACCAGGCGCTGCCATTGTAGCTGCTGGAATAGTTCCAGCTATCCCCCCAACAATTTCCGCTCCTAATGCAGTCCCAGGATAAGCAGTTCGCATGGCTTCTCGCTCTGCTTGTTGTGCAGCAAGTCGCTCTGAATAAGAAGGGCCGCCAGTAAGTGCCCCTAACCCTGCCAATGCCTCATCTGACAACCCGAGGCTTAAACCTTGCGCACCAAATGAAAGAGCGGTCCCTAATCTGCCATATAAATCAACATTGCTTTGAGCTTCTTGCACAGCCTGCCGAGCAGCTGCAAATTCAGCAGCTTTGTCTGCTGGAATAGCTGGAGGCTCGTAACTTTGTATTTGTGCAAATAACTCTTCTGCTGTTGCCATTTATTTTGCGCCGTAAATATTTGCTGCTTCTTGCTTTAGTTGGTTAATTTTAGCTGGGTCAGTTGTGCTTTTTAACTGTTGTAAAATGCTAGCTAATTGACTTTGTTTATTTTCTGATTGCTTCTGTTCGCCAGCAACCTTTGCCCAAGGCTCGGGCTCTCCAATATACGAAATAGCTTTTTTAGGAATACCGCGATCCGTTGCTATGCCCTCATAAAAATCTTTGGTAGTTTTATAGCGTTCGGCTTGAGCTTCATAAGCACGTTGAGCAATTCGCATAATTCCTTGACGAGTCTCTTCTTGCAATCCTCCTTGGCCAGATAGTGCAGTAGCAAGTTCACCCTTAAAGCGATCTGGAATGCTTTGACTTGCCATAATTGCAGCTTGTTCACCTTCCCTAACTGCCATGCCTGGCTCTATTAACTGAACAGCACGGCGCACTAATTCCTGAGTAGCTACGGCGCTAGGGTCTTGAACGGCTTTAATAACTACCTTAGCTGCGGTATCAATTAGGCTAAAGTTTTTTACTTCTGGCAAAGTATTAAACTCTTTGCGTAAAGCGTCCGCTTCGCCACGACGATCGGCTGTAAGTTTAGCTTGTGCTGTTAAAGCATCTCTTTCTGGCTTTGTTAAAACTTCTTGTGCTTCAGGCCGAGCAAGTATGCTAGCTGGGTCTCTTTGTGACGCTAGTTCAGGACTCGTAAACATTTCTCCCGCTACACTTGGAGCTCCTCCAAACAAAGCTGCCCTTCTAGCTTCTCTTTGCTTATCAAGCTCGCTTAATTGTGACAAAGGAACTCCCATATCCTTTGCACGAGCCAAATCAACATCGAGCTCTGCTAGTCCACGCTTTGTAAGCAAGTCTGCCTTTCTGGCCTGCTCCTGCTGAGTTAATGCAGTAGCTAACGTAGAAAGCCTAGACTGATACATTGGGTCAGATACGCCGCCAATAAAATCAGTGCGAGCTTGTGGTGTGGAAAGCCCCTGCATTGTATTAGCCAGCGTATTAAGCTCTAGCGTACTTCTAGCGGCTTCCTGCCTAGCTTGATAGCCTAACAACGATTGAAGCAATATTGAACCTAAACCTATACCAATGGCCTGCCCTGTTGAGCCGTAAGGGTTAATTAGGGTAGGAGCTACCTGGCCTAATGTTTGTGCAGCAATACCGTACCCAGTATCAGCACCAGTGTAGTTTAAACCTTGCAATGCCTCTTCTAGTGTTGCCATATTAGCTACCCATGCTGCGGCCCCAAGCGTTACCTGCGGCGCCTATAAAACTTGCTATCCCAGCTGCCCAAGGATTTGGTTGTGGCTGCTGATTGTACCCTCCTGCAATTTCACCTGCCAACATTCTATCGTATGGAGTTGGCCCTGCCGCTCCTCCCCCACCTTGAGACATTCTTGCTATCTGCAACCTATTTTGTCTTTCAAGCTCGGCTTGTTTAGCTTCCCAACCCTGCTGCTGTTGTAGTTGTTGATTTTGATACTGAGCCCCTACACCTGCCATATATGGCGGTAACAATGCTCCAAACTGCTCGTAAGGTCGCATAGCTAAGGTATTAGCTTCGGTAAATTGCTGTTGCCGTACGCCATAAGCTGCCTGCTCTGCTGCGCTCATAGCCTCTTGCCTAGCTAGGTCCTGACGCTGATTTAACTGCTTGTATAGCCCTTGCGCTGCTTCTGAGTTAGGGTCTAGGCCACGCTCTGCAATCTGTCGCTGTACGTCTACCTGCTGGCGGCCAAATTCTTCAGCGTTACGACGCTCAAACTGTTGCATTACGTTCTGTCTAGCTCGCTCCATCTCCGGCTCAAAGTTAGGCTGATACTGCTCTCCTTGAAACCGTTTAAGCATATCTTGATAAACCGCCCCAGCTCCAAGAAAACCCTCTTCAGTAACCGATTCAGGAGTAGGTGCTGCCGGAGCTGCTGGCCCTTTTTGTCCAGGCATTCTAACCTGTCCACCAGATGTTTTAGCTAAGTACTCATTAGCAGCTTTTCTCCCTTTGTTTTGCAGTACCCGTTGATAGCGCTCTTTTTGCTGAGCGTTTAGCCCCTCGAAAGCTGCCCTGTTTTCCTCGTACTTGAATTTAGTGTCAGTCGGCGTAGAAGTGCCTGGTTTCGCTCCCTTTGTTGGAGTTGTAGTCTTTTTTGGATCTCTTGTGGTTGCACCTTTTCTAGCCATACTTATACCTGTCCCCCTATATCATAACGTATCTCAAACCCAAGAATTTGCATACTTGTATTCTTAATCGAACCACCAAATCTTACAGCAGCACAATGCCCTTGGCCTTTAACCGCAAACCTGTCAAAAACATATTCTATATCTGACGACCACGGACTGCCCCAAGGACTGCCCCAAGGAGTGAAGTTTCCTGGAAGCGTAGTTACGGAAGACACTGTCGGCTGTCTTCTAAAATCAGTATCTAACCCTAAGTTAAGAGTAACCCCTCTTCTTACTCGCATGATAGGTCTAATATCCTTGAATGCTTTGTAGTTGCTACGAGAGCCGTAGAAGCTAAATGCAGTGCGACCGTTAAACAAGATTGATTGCCCTGCTGAAGCGATTACCGCATCTGCTTGACCAGTCTCGCCCTGCCAAATCTCCCCAATAGAAGAAGCGTAAAAAGGTAAATTCTTAAACGCTGTTGCAGCTAGTGCATGAGTATCACTGTAAAGCTCAAACACGGTCCAACCTTTAGTGTCGATGCTGTAAACAAGAAACTTGCAGCCGCTACCTGTAGTAGGAATACTTAAGTAAACTCTGCGTCCTTGTGGCCAAAAGAAACCCGTCCATTGATGGTCAAATGGAGTAGATAGAGCGTACTGGCTGATTAGCGGATTAACTCGCTGGCTAACAATGTTTAGTGCGGCTTCAGGGTCAGATTGAAAAAGCCCAGATAAAGGTACTATGCCCTGCTCTGTAATTACCCATATATCATTGTTAACCCTGACAAAAGCCCTATAACCTAGCGGTCTGCCGATATAGTATCTTGCGACTATTCCCCAAGTCCCAGGGTCTCCGGCATAAGTTCCTGTGTAAAAGACTATCTCTCCTTCAGAGGTGCAGGCCCAAAAGTATTCTTGGGTAGCTAGATTGGCGCTATTCGTAAAGCTGCCGATACCAACCAAATAACCGCCTCTAGTGCAAACATATTGCAAATCGAAAGAAGTAAGAGCAGGAGTGCCACCTGTGCCAGTAACTTGTAATCCACCATACCAAACCTTTAGGGTATTAGCCTCTATGAAGTATAACCGCTCTTTGTGTGCAGTTACGTTAATTAGCGATGATTTAGCTACGCCAGTAAAGGTAACATCAGAGCAGGTAGTTCCGTTGAACACCTGCGCATTATTTACCCCGTTACATAGGTATAACCTATTAGCGTAGGTTACAGTCTGCCAATCCCCGCTTGTTGGTAGGGTAGTTCCAGTAACATCTGTTACCGTACCTGATTCGGATACGGAATAAATTTTGTTATTTGTGCAGGCTACCAGCTGACTAGTCCCATTAGCTAGGTGCAGTGTCGTAATTAACTTAATGGCATTAGTAGTGCCTATCGTTGCAAACCTGGTATAGCCATTTCTAATTGTAGGAGCGCCCGCCCCTGGGAATACGTTTGTAAGCTCCAAGGCGTACTGCGGCTCCATGTTATCAATGGGGCTCACCAAGTCCAACCCCGCATAAGGGGGTGGCATTGTAAAACCTTGGAACGCCATTAATTACCTTTTGTTGTATTGTGGCATGGCGGTTAACTCCATTTGCCGCAACTGATCGTTGTATTGCTGCATGGCCTGTTCTCTGCTGCCGTACATCCCAGGACTCAAACGATACTGACCTCCCATGTTAGCTGATGGCTGTGGCATCTGAGGCATGCCATTCCACTGATACATTGGAAGTTCACGATACATCTTATCCATTGGCATATTTGGTTGCCCAGGGCCAAAGCCAGGGACAAAACCTATTGGTGATTGTATTGCCCCAGGGGAATACCTTCCCACCATATCATCAACAGGACTGCGCCAAGGATTTTGCATATTAGGCATAGGTCCCTGCGGTTGCTGCATAGGCGCTTGCGGTTGCCGTTCTATTGGCCTGCCCTGCCCAGAAACAAGTCCACCACTAGCGCTGCGATATACGCCAGGGGATAGCCTTTCCATGGCTACTTTAGCAGGATTTACTTTGCCCCTAGCTTGTTCGCTGCCTGTAGTAACTGGCTGAGTCCTAACTCGTGGGTTTTTGTTTAATGCTGTTTTTCTTGCCATAATTACTTTCTTTTTTTATCGTAATTTATTCGTAAAGCTTCTCCAACTGTTTTAGCTGGCCCAACCTCTCCCTTGTCGTTCATATACATACCAGGAGAAACACGAACCACTTCCCCTTTAGGTGGCTTAGGTGGCTTAGGAGGAGTTACGCCTACTCCTGCTTGCTGTGCAAACTTTGATTTGCCTAGCATAGTTTCTATATTAGCTAATACGTCAGCTTCGCTTTTAGCATTACTAGTAGCTGCGTTAACTAACATTCCAGTGTATTGACCAGGAAAGAATTTCTTTTTTGGGTCGTCTGCGCCGTAGATTCCCCTTATCATTGGGTCAATTTTATCAGTAGCAAACTTAGCTAAAGGGTTTGAAAAGTCTACATCCCAAGCGTTTCTAGTAGTCTTTTCATCTGTGTTTTTATATTTAGTTTTGCCGTCTAGCCCTATATTAAACTTGGACCCGTCAGCAAGAGTAACCATATAGTCTTTATCTGCTACGCCTGTTTCCTTGAGGTCGCCCCTAAAATCATCTCGCAAAGCTTGAGCATTAGACTTGCCAGATTTCATCATAGCGCCGATAGAGCGTTTACCAGCTAATCGCAAAGCCATATTTGGCAATCCTCCTCCAAGCACGTTTACTGCTTGGTTTGCCCAATCGGCCCTATCACCACGGCCACGAACAATATCTTTCATGCCAGTTTCCCACATATTACTAGCTGCTGCTGCTGCCAATGCTACGGGCAAAGCTACAGAACCAAATCCAGCTAACGTGCCCCCTGTAGTCGCTGCCCCTGTTGCGCCTGCGCCAGCTGCCGTACCACCAACCGCAGCTCCCCCAGCCGCTCCAGCTCCAGCCGCTCCAGCTCCAGCCGCTCCAGCTCCAGCGGCTCCAGCTCCAGTTGCAGCAGCGGCTCCACCGCCAGCTAGTTTACTTATTGCGTATTGAGTAGCAAGCGTACCGCCTATAGATCCCACCGCTTGTGCTAATCCGGCTTTCTGTTTCGCTGCGGCTGCGTCTGCTTGCTGCTCTTCTGGTGATTTAGGCTTTCCAAAGATAGCAGTAGTTTGGTCGTATGCTACCTGCGGAGGAAATCCATTACTTGTCAGCCAAGCGTAATAAGCATCTGGCCTGCTTCTTGCAAACTCTGGCGCTTCAGGGTGAAAGTTTTGTGCGTTAGGTTGCATTAAATCCATCCTCCAAAAGTAACTGTACCGTTACGCCCAAACTGAGTAGGCCGTGTAATACCTCCAGCAAACAATACTTTGCCGCCCTTGGTGCGCCCAAACTCTTCGTGTAGTTGCGTATCAAACTGTGGCCTTACCCCTTCTAGGCCGTGTATTTGAGCGAATCGCTCTAATATTCCCTGCTCTACTAGTTTCTCTTGGAATATGCTTGTATCAGTATCAGCAAGAAACTCGCTGTAAGCCCCATCATAATAGGTCCAAGTTACACCGCCATCAGATACGCTCCCCGTAGTATGCGTAGGAGGAGTAGCGCCTGTAGTGCCACCTGCTGTAGTGCGGTAATAATTGCCGTTGTAAAAGCAGTAGGTATTGGCTGCAAACAGTGTGCTTGTAGTCCATGTTTTAGGGACTACTGAACGGTCTGCAATATACTCAAAGATAATTATTTGCCCATTGGTCCCAGCATCAGGGGTAGGGCTTATAAACAATTCCTGGTTGGTTAATCCCCTTATTTGAAACCGCTGATATACTCTAGGTAGTACGCCGTAGCCTCTAATCTCTGCAAAGTCCTGCTCTGACATTGGTCCAAGGACTCGCCATCTGGTGCTTTGATTCCAAAAAGTGTCGTACTGATATTGAGAAAAAGCAGCTGGCAGCGGATAAGTTGCCTGACCCGCTACCAGCGTAATCGACCCCGCAGCAAAACATTTAGGCCAGGGGTAGGCTTCAAAGATGTCTCGATTGATACGCTGTGCAATAGCTAGTAGCTGCTTTGTAGTAGTTTCTGTAGAAGTAAGTATGTTTGACTCTACCGTATAACCAGCTTCATTAGCTACGTTGCGTATTATCGAGGCTATTGTCATATCCTTTTAGCCCTCCCCCTTAGTCTAGGACGTGCTACCACCTCATCCTCGTCTAGATCGTCTTGGATCACCTCCTCTTCATCAATAGCGGTTGACTTCCGTTCTGAACGAAGATCGGTGCCTTCATTGGCTTCAATACGCTGCATCAAAAGCTCTACTCTTTCCTCAAGCTTAGCGTATCTTTCTTTGTAATTATCTAACTGAACACGGAGTTTAGCTACACTATTCTGGTCTGAATTAGCAGCGTCTAAATACTCCTTAGCCATTTTGATAAATTTGCTTAAAGTGCCTAGCTTTCTGCGAGCTTCATCTGAAGCGTTAGCTACCTGCTCTACGGTCTTAAAACCAAGGTACTGAAACTCACGCATAGCGGAGCCAGGCATCATAGGCCATTCTGAAAGAGGTGTGCCGTCAGTTACAGGCTCTGAACCTGCCTTGAAAGCTGCATACTTTTCTGGATAATCCTGAATATCCTGCGGCTCTATACGTCTAACCGTAGTGTCGCCGCCTGGTATCTGGATGCTTATTGAAGGTATCTCGTCAAATATTGGACGACCCTCTTTTAGCGATTTCTCTTCATTTTCGTTGTAAGCATTAAAAAATTGCACATTTAAGCCAGCGTATCTCTTCTTCTGCTGGCCCCTTGCCATTATTTCGCTCCAATCTACTTGTGGCATAACTTGTCTCCGTAAATAGGCTTTATTGCCTACTTAAGTTATAGCACTAGCCTTCAACGACGACCACTGTATTTATCGGCGAGCCAGAGGTTTGGTAGGCTGTAATAGCTCCGGCAGGAACAAATCCAGCCTCAAAACGAATTATGTTTAGCCCTGCTGTGCTTTTAAGTACAAAGCATTTATTGGTAGAAGTTGGGGCTATTCCAGTTAAGGTTTGTCCTTCCAGTCCTATAGCTACATCAGCAGCAGAGTTGTTTTGAACCAGTAAAAACTTGCGCTCCCTATTAGCTGCAAGGATAGTAGTGCTAGTAGCAGTAGCGATTGTAGGAGTAGCGGTTGTAGTATTTCCAGCAAGAACAGGCATAAATCACCTATAAAAATAGGGGGGATTGCTCCCCCCTTTCAAAAGACTAGGTAGCCTTAGTAAACTTTAGGTAAAAGTAAGAGGTCCCGTTTGATACTACTACAAAGCAGTTAGTATCAGCATCAGCATCCTTAACTATACCTACAAACCCAGTGCCTACAGTAGCTGGCGCACCAAAAGAGGTGGTTAGCTCTGCTGCGGTTGGGGTAGTGTCGTTTACGTTATTTATGGCCATCTTGGTACGAACACCAGCAGTTGTAGCATCTACTACGGCAGGTTGTACCCCGTCGCATATCTGCACTGCATGCTCAGGTGGCATACCAAGTCCAATAAGGTTAGTAACTGTTGGCATAAACCCTCACAAAATTAGGAGGGGGTATTGCTACCCCCTCCAGTTAATTAGTTCACCTTTAAGTGACCTACAGAAAAGAGCTCTATAGCCGCTGCGCCAGTTGTAGCCTCTACGCCAACAACATAAGCAATCTTAGTTGTTGAAGCATCGTCAGCTACTCCAGCAGTTGCAGTGGTGTTAAGGTTATTCTTAGCAACGTAGCTTGCGGCTACCTTACCCTTAATTCCCTTACCAGCTCCACCTCCATGAAGTCCACCAACCCATACCCAAAGGTACTCGTTATCAGCGGCAGCTACCTGAGCTACGCCAACAAGAAGCCCCTGAGAGCCAGCGTTTGTAGTTGTTAGCATAGCAGCCTGACCATCAGCTTCGATTTTAACGAAAGCGTACTGGTCAATAGCTCCATCAGCCTGAACAAATACAAAGTCACCCTCTGGGAGAGAGCCTACAGTCCCAACCGGAGTTGGAAGAGAAACATCTACCCCTGTGAAGATTTTCTTGTAATTAACACCAAATGATCCTACCTGTGACATATTCCAATCCTCCTATTAAGCGTAAATTACACCCTGGAGAGCCGGAGCAGAGCAGCATAGGTTTCCTTCAACCAAGATTATGGTGAAGAAAGCATCCTGATCTACTGGACGATCCATAGTTGGTGCTAATGGTTTGAAATCAGCTCCACGAACCATGTCAAAGGTCCAATACTTAGTATTGAGCAATCGGCATGAGTTAGTTTCTAGAACTGAAGAGTTAAACCCTCCGTCAAACACAAAGTCGCACCCGTCATAGCTAAGAACACGGAATCCAGCCTCAGCCTTCTTAGTAGGAAGCTGAATACGCTGAATTGCAGTCATTGAGCTATGGAGGAGCTTCCATGCAGTGCGGTCCATAAGGCCAAGGTCTGGCATCTCAGAACCACGAGTTAGGCGGCTGATGACATCAGTTATGGTCTCCTGAACATTTGCTGCTGTGAGAGTTAGGTTTAGTGCGTAGTTTCTAGCGAAACTGTTACTAGCCCTATCAATTCCACCATAAGTGCCGGAAGAAGGGGAGGTCGATACAGCCTTTTTAATACCGTCAAACTCCATTCCACCGAAACCAGTACCATCACCACGAAGGGAGGTTGATACTGTGTTCTTTAGGCGCTCGATTGCAGCTTCCATCTTAGCCTCTGCCAAGTCGAGAAGAGCTTGCTCGTCTCTGTTGGCGCGCTTTTCGCGTCCGCTCATAGCTACTGGCTCGTAAGCCTGCTTAATCTTGAAGCGGAACGCAGTTAGGTCATCTATGGATGCTAGGTCTAGTGACTGGTAGCCCTGATAGAAACCGCCTACTGCCACGTCATTGTACATAACAGGCTTACGCAGCTCATCCCCACCACCGATTTTTTTAATACGACCCTTGGACTCAAGAGTAGAAGTTACTGGGTTGTGATGAAGCACAACATCAGCAATCTCATCCGACTGATCCCAAAGGGTTGCAACGATTGACTCTTCTAAATTTGCCATTGTGTTACCCTTTATAAATTAGGATAACCCGTTGGCATTATTCGCCGTGAAAACGACGCCGCAGGTTATCCCCTAATGATTTGGAGTTTAGCCTGGGAGTCCCGCTACCGGCGGAGCCAGATATTGATTTGGCAGCTTGTTTAGCCTTTTGAACCACGGCCTGCTGCTGTTCGATTACCGGCTTTGCGGTCATTTTTTGAACAAGACCGGAGAAAGTCGGATTGCCGTTAACAACGTAGTTATATGCAGTCTCTAGTACTTGCTCAGGGGAGGAATACCGCCCTGTAGCATTTAAAGCCTGAACTACTGGAGCCATCTCAGCCTCTAATTGAGACGCTGTTTCTGGGTCCCTGAATAACGGCTTGCTATTCATAAATGATGTTACAACTTGTTGGTTGTAATAATCAACAGCCTTTTTTTGTTGTTCCGATTGTATTTTCTGATAGCGCTCCTCTGCGATACGTTCAGCCTCTTCCCTGGTTAGGTACTGTGGCGCCTGTTGCTCTTGTGGTTGATAGCCTTGTAAATCTTCAAGACGCACCCCATAGGAGTCTAGCCAGTCTAGGGCTGTAGCTATTGGGTCCTGCTGCATCGCCTTATCCCAGGCGATAGCCCGCTTAGTGACATCAGTTATGGATATGCCATCTTTAGCATATTCATCCTCGTACTGCTTGATAGTTTCGTATAAACCAGCGGTATGCTTTTTTAGTTGCTCAACCTCTTGCATTTTGCGACTATAATCAGACCGTGTTTCATAAGCTCTACGGTTTAGATAGGATTGCAAGATATGAGCATTAGCCGCAGTTGGATTCAGAAACGCCTCTTTTTCCGCAGCATTCATATCAGCAGGAGGAGCCAGCGGAGTAAGCGTCTCAGCTTTTTCGACCGCTACGGGCTCGCTCTTGGTAGGCTCTGCTGTCTTGCTAGTGTTATCATCACTGCCGTTCTCGTCAGTAACGTTACTAAACTGCTGCTTCAGCGATTCTCTAATTGAAAGATTGGCAGGCTCACGATTGACTGTTACTTGCGTATCTTCTGGGGTTGATATTTCTTTATCTTCCATGTCTATACCTATCTATTATTTGGTTAGTTAGTTGTTTGGCTAGCCTGCGAGTGGATGCGCCAGATTCTTGATCTGGGATGTACCCTCTATCGTAAGCATCGCCAACCTCAATAGCTCCAGCGGCTCTATAAGCTGCTCTAAGCCTTGATTTACTGGTATAGATTTCTTTGGGATTTAATGGATTGCGAGTAGGCTCCATTTCATCTTGGATAAATAAGTCCCTTGCGTATTTCTCACGCACAATCTCTTCTATTGGGACTACTTTGTTTTGTATTTTGCAGTATTGATATAGTTTATTTTTCATCAGTCATCCTCCATCATAAGCACCATCATTAGCAATCTGATGCGTCGGAATCGTTCTTGACCTGCTATTTCTTGTCGCCTAACGGCATCTTCTGCTGCTCGTTTTGCTTCTAAAGCTTCCTGTTGTCTGCCTAATAATATCTGAGCAGCTAAATACTCTTCTAATAACTCTTCTTCTGTTTTGCGCTTTTTACGCCTTCTTTTAGAAAGAATATCAGAGGTATCAGTAGCGGGGTAGACCCATCCACCTGGTAGGCCATAAATAGCATGTAGGTAGTTTTGAAACCCTGCATTAGTCACTGTTTATTCCTACTATAGGCTGCGCTTCTGAATTGGTAGTAACCGTTCTAGTGCCTAACACTGTAGTGTCATCTGACTTGGTTACTGTCAAACTATTGGCACTAACCTGCGTATTATGTACGCCTTGAGCTACCATACCATACAAACTACGCAAGGACTCATTACCCCCTACGGGGCTTGCTTCTACGTCTGCTGTGGTCCTTTTCATTACGGTATCAGCAAGATTCTGATTGCCAGCGGTAGATAAACTGCGAGAAGTATAACTCCAAACCTCTGCTGCTGTTGCGCCAGAACCGGAGGTGCTGACTACGGTTGAGTTTGCGGATTGGATGAGGAGGGCTTGGACTCCGGCTGAGTAGGCGATGGGGTCTCCGCTTGGCCCTCCGATAAGGTTACCTCCGGCGATACGGGCGACGTAGTTGCCTGCTGGAAATTTAAGTTGCCACGCCCCCAAAAGCTCGACGGTGATACCGACCTGGACACCTGGACCGAGTTGGTCGAGACCTGATCCTTTTCCGATTCTGTCATATAAAATCCCTTCTTCTGATGCTTGTGCTAATTTAATTGAGTCATAAAGCGTAGCGCAGTCTATATCGACCACACCAGGATCTATGTCTATCAACGTAGTGTCAAAATTGAATGTAAATGGAGCGATATAATAACTCATTAGATGTCACTCACTCTTGATGCGTTAATAGTAGTTGCAGGGGCTACTACGGATATAATTGAATCAAATGGTAAGATAGGAGTTGCTCCACCATTTCTAACATCTACCCTACAGTCAAAAGTAGTATTAAAAAGTATTGTTACTGCTTCTGAAGTGCTAGTAGTAACCTTGTCAATAAACGGAACGAATACATCATCACCGGATACTATGTTTTCTATTAGAGCTGGCGATAACCCAGAGAATGTTTTAGTAGAAGTATTTACGCTAGAATAAGTATACCTAGCGTTTTTAATGCGAATTACTCCGGATGATGGAGTTTCTGCTTTAATAGTCTCTGCTACAGTTATTGATGTGGCACCTAATGATGCTGCGCTAGGGGTATACTCATCTTTAAGTATTTCTCCAGTTCCATCATCACGAGCTACTAAAACTCTATCGCCGGATACTAAATTTCCGACTGTAATGGTCGAGGTAACTGCTGGCTGATAATACGTTCCGTCATCCGACTGCATACGAGCAAAACCTGGCACCTCGTTGCCTGAGCCGTCTACAACACGAACACCCTTTAGCGCTGCGCCAGCGGAGCCGTATAGCGTACCTCTTGCCGTTTCATAATTTGTGCCCACCGCTAAAACCATCTCGGGCCATTGCATGTTGTAAAATGCAGAATCAAAACTACGAGAGTTATTAGCTAAATTGTAGTTGATAAAGTTTGCAATTTGCGCTGCCGTTTCTCCCCCTGTGGCTGTGATTGTAATTGACCAGGTCTTACCGTTCCATGTGACAGGGCTGGCTCCGTGATTTGTAACAGTAATACTTAACGCTCCTGGATTGCTTGCTGGAATTGCGCTTAGCTCTTGCGCAATTGGAATCGAGTTGTTTTTGTATGTTAGTGTGTATGGCAGTGAAAAAGAAGCGTATCCCGCTTTTCTTATACGCAAAACAATACCAGTGTCCGCTGACCACCCTGGCCGCAAATCTTGGGAGCTTGTCGCTGCGTTTGTTAAATACAATACCTTTCCATCTGTGGTTCTTATTGCCGCTAGTGTGCTACCCACTTCCGTGTTTGTAATGGTTAGTATTGGCTCCGCTATTGGATAGTAGTTAGCTTGAATATCTGCTGTTGAGGTAGTTGCGTTTATCAGTGCAAGCGAAATGTAATTGTTTCCTGTGGCTGTGGCTTCTGCTTTCACTTTAAGCCTAAAACCTGCGGCTGATACAGTTTCAGCGGCGAGGTTGGTGTTGTTTAGTGTCTTGTACGTCCCAGTAAAACCAGTTCCTGTGTCGATATCGTAAGTAATATCCAAACTGCCAGTTGATGTTATCGTTGTAGTGGTAAGAGCTGTAACGCCTAAGATTTCATCAGTTGTGATTTCATAATAATCACCTAATGTTGGAAGATAAAGATTTGTTCCGTCTCGCTCTGCGCCTGATTGCACCACCGAATCTGCAAATCTAATATCACTTACAGGAAAGACGAAAAACGCAAATCTAATCTGTGAAGTGGTTTGATTGAGCGAATTGACTACATGCTGATATGGCAAGTATTCCGTGCCACTTTGGATATTTGCCACCGCATTTCTGATTCTACTATTTGGCAATAACGGATTGATATTTCTTATCGCTGGCGTGACTGTATGCACTTGACCGCAGTAATTGTAGATTATGTCTGTAGAAGTGCTTTGCATCGTATAAAGGTCACTTCCCGTGACCGACGACAGCCAGATATTGAATAGACTTTGCTTTTTTACAGAACCGCTATTCCAAGCGTATTGGGGGCATGTTCTATTTCGATAAGAAGTTGTATTGTTTACGTCATACGGAACACTAAACGACCCCCAGTTTGACCAAATAATTTCCTCACCCGACAAATTTGCCATGTAGTCATAGCCGCTGCCGCCCATCTTTCCAAGAATGGCTTTGAAATCGTTGAAGCGCGCCTTTCTGACCGTTCCGGTCATGCCAATACCAGTACCAGTGTATGCGCTGTTTACTATGTCGATATTGACAATTCCCACATCATCAACATCAATGTTTTCGATATTATTCAAAGTAAACATCTGCTGTCCTGGCGCATAAGCTCGCAGGTTTTTTATTGTCACATCTTTGCAGTTGGAGATATTGATTGGCGATGTATTGCTAGAGCCAATTAGATTCCAAGAAATGATCGTTATGTTTTCTATGTCAACATTTGTCGATGAGTAGAAATAAGGAAAAGAGCTTGACGACACGGGAAAGAATACATCTTTGATGCGAATCTTATCGCCATACACATTAAGCATGGCGTTTTGTTGGGTTGCAGAAACTGGAGCCACCGTAATATTTTCAAACTTCCAATCTTTTGATGATGACGGATTGAGCTGCATGTACCAGCTCATGCACCCGCTCATAAATGTGCTGTTGGTGATGTAATACTTTGCTGTGTTGCGGCTATGGAAACGTCCTGCGCCGATAATCAGCTTGTCAATCTCCACATCGGCATAATCTTGACCAAACAATCGCCATGTTTGCGTGTCGGCTAAAGTTGTTGCGTAAGTGTCGTATGAGCCTGCCAACACTGTAGTTAGACAAACATTAGGCACTCGCACTTTACAGCCAGCAGGCGGGATATTGAACTGGGAATTATATCCGAGTGTGATTTGACCTGTGGTAGTTGAAGTAAACAATCTACCAAACGTGCTGTTAAATAGATTTGTTGAAACTGTTGCGCTTGGATTGTTGTTAAATGGAAATGAAACGTACCACTCGTAAACTCCGCTTCCTGCTGCTGTTTCAATCTGTACGCCTGAACAATAAATAGGTAAGTAATGCTGCAACACTTGATTTGCCACACCTGTAGTTTCGCCAATCTCAAACCAATCGCCCTGCACTCTAAGCTGGCTTCGAGCGTTGCAATATATTCCTCCAGTGGAGAAGTTGGCGGTGTAAAGTGCTGTGCCACATAAATCAATCCAGCCACGTTGCCCACCTGTAGCTGAATCTACTGTGGCTGTTGCTCCGTTTCCAAACGTAAGCACGTCATTATCGGCAATCGTTGCCACTTTCCTGCGAAACTTTACGTAGCCGCTTGCGGGCATTGCCACGCCTGCTACTAGCGGTTTTGCCACTGCATAAGCGTCCCACACGCCCAGCAGTTCGCCCACATCAACACCGCCCACTGTAACGTTGAGCGTTCCTTGTGCATCTAGTGCTGGAACATTACCTGTGGAAGCATCAAAAGGAACCCACCAAACTTCAGTGCCGTCTACAATTACTGAGCCTTCGCTAATGGTGATGGTTTGAGGAGCGGCTGCGTTTTGTGCGTAACGAGTATCGGAGTTGATTGTTAGTGTGGCACCAGAGGTGACGGTAACATTCTCGTTATGGTTTAGCGCTAAATTCGCTGTAGCGTCATAATTGCTGCTTGTTGAAACGGTAATATTAGCCATAGCTTATAACGGTACCACCACTATACTATTGCCGTAAGAAGGAAAAGCTGCACCTGTTGAATTTGTTACGGTAAAACTAGAAACAAACGCTGCGGCAAGATTGTTAAATTCTATTCTTTTCTCGCTTAAAGTTGTAGGTACATTTATCTCATAAGCTATCGTACCATCGCTGACAACAATCTCTGCTCCGCTTGTTGGTTGAAACTCAGCAAGTAAGATAACAAGTCGTACAAATAACGAATCGCCTACATCCGTAACGGTAAAAGCAGAGCTTGTCGCCCCATCTGCTAAACTATCTAATCCACTAGCATCAATTTGATATGCTGTTAAATTACTTAAATTTTGTATGCTTTCTAATGCAGTTTTAATCTGTGAAGTAGTTGCGGTGCCAATATTAGAAGCTGACAACAAAGCTGTTTGCGCTGTAGTGCTTAAATAGGATAGCAAGGCTGATGGTAATACTGGAGTAGTATCTATACTAATAGATCCGTCTGGTGGCGCTTGCGGTGTTAATGGTGGTGGAGTAACTCCTCCTCCTGGGGGACCTGTCATTGTTAATCCTCCTCATCAGCATCATTTACCTCAATACCCGATAAGTTGCCTAGCTCGTCATTTATCATGCTAGCGACTCTTTTTCCTCGTTTTGGTATGATGTTATTGATAACTACAGGCTGTTGAGTAGCGGTGCTAGTTTCTTTAGGAGTAGCTACCTGTTCCATTTGCAAGCGAACCCGCTCTAAAGCTTGGTCGGATGCTAACCTGCGCTCTTCCATTAGCTTTTCTGATTCGGATAGCCGTATCCGCATGTTTTCAAGCTCTAGTTTTTGTATCTCTAAGATATGCGCCATCTGGCTAGTTTCTTGCTTGATAAGGTTTTTATCAGCTTCAGTCTGAGCGGATGACTGAACCTTTAGCATATCAACCTGCACGGCCTGTGCTTTGATTTGCATGTCTTGCTGTTCTAAAGCTAAGCGCTGCTGCTCTAAGTATTCTTTAAACTGTTGCTCTTGTACGCGGAGCTGAGCTTCTAGCTGGTCGCGCTGCATTTTAAGCTGCTGGTCTTGGTAGGCTAGCTGATTCTTTACGGCCTTATCTTGCATCTCCATCTGAGTAGCTTGCAGCCTAGCTTGCGACTCCACCTGAGCAATTTGCATCCTGCCTTGTATTTCAAGCGTCTTGGGGTCTGGTGGTGGAGGTTGTTTAGCGGCCTCTTCTTTTGCCTTGGCAATAGCTTCAATCTCTTTGAATGCTTTGCTGAATAGTCCATCAATTTCTTTCCCGCCCTTAAAGCGTTTAATAAAGTTTTGGAAGAGGGAGAGGCTAAATTGAGCCAGGGGAGGGTACTGTTCAATAAGCCCTTTCATCTGCTCAAAGAAACCTCCAGCAGCTTGGATAAGCATAGTGCCTTCCTGCTGCTGTTGTGCTTGGTCTATTGCGACCATAGAGTCTGAAGCAATTTCAATGCGATAGTTACGTTTCGTACTATCTCTAAAGATTGCAATAATCTGTTGCTTCATTTCGTCGATTAGTTGCAACGGGTCGGGCTGTGGGGGTGCCATTGGTGGCATACCTAACTCACCTGGTGGTACACCTTCTTGAGTAGGAGGTGGCGGAGGTGGT